CGGCGTTCATTGAACGTGACGTTCGTTGCGTTCGCCCCCTACTGTCGCACAGACGATGTTCTGTGTGATGCGATGTAATGTTTAGAGGTGCATTATGTCAGCTTGTCTAAATCACCTCCAAAAGAGGTGACATGATGAGGGTTAGGGTTTTCGACAATTCCAGCACTGATAGCTATCAGAGCGGGAGTTACACGCAAGACGGCAAGTGGTGGAGTTCCACCGGCGTCTTCGCTAATCAGGTACTAAACGTCATGAATGACGTGGTTGTACCCGAGTACGAAAAAGAGAAGAATCTGGGAAACCTATTCTTCAACCCGATGTCCAGGTACCGACGATGGTCTGTTGGTACTGGTGGACTCACGAACCTTTCCGCGCAGAACGCCAATGGCGACTGTACGGGAAGTTGGGCTTACAGTTTCTTGTGCCCCATTCAGGACAGCAATGCCGTTTCCATATCCGATGTACAGGATATGTTCGACAAAACTGTTTTTGTCGATTTGAAAAACGCAGCGATTGCGCAAGCTTTCGCGAACGTTGATCAGACCGAACTACTGCTTGGAGCTACCTTAGGTGAAGCGCCCGAAACGTTAGCTTTTATTGCTAACCTCTTTAGGCGCCTCATCTCCGTCGTTAGGTTTTTCCTAACGAAGAAGGGCAAGATTGCTGTATTAAAACGGCTTCGGAAAATCACAGCCAAAGAAGCAGCCGACGCTGTGTCGGATGCATGGCTGGAACTCCGTTACGCCGTTCGCCCACTAGTCTTCGAAATGGATCAGGCTGTAAAAGCCTTCAAAAAATCCATCGAAGCAAATGAGCGGTTCGTGGCTCGAGGAAAGGCAACATGGGACGACACTTATGTCAACTCATTTTCACGTACCGTCTATACTCGACTGAGTGTTACTCAGCGGGAAGAGATACGTGAAGTCTATAGTGCTCGGGCAGGTGTTTTATATAACCTGTCTAGCGATATAGATGGCCTTTCTTTAACGCTGGGGTTAGGTAACCCCATCGAGTCGGTGTATGAACTAGTTCCTTTTAGCTTCATACTCGATTGGCTCCTGAACATCGGGGATATCCTCGCTGCTTGGGAAACAAATGCCTCTTTATTGGTGCAAGGATCATGGGTAACTGAGCGATTATATCGTGAAACCAAGATAACTGCTGTGTCTCCAGTTGAGACATGGACAGATATCGGTTATACGAACGTTCAGTTTACTATAGAACCCCAAGATCCATGTACGGTTATCGAGGATGTGCAATTACGCACAATAAGTCCCGATAAACCGGTGCTACCGTCAGTCAATGTAAAACTTGACCTGGCCAAAATCTTAGACCTAGTGACAATAGCTAGAGGGTTGTTTCGCGCGACCGGAAGGCATTGATCACGCTTCAAACAGGAGTTCACTATGCAGGAAAATACCATTACCCTGGC